TAAAAAGAAGAACAATGGCTAAAGCAAAAGACCCAAGACTAGAACGTGCTGGCGTTGAAGGCTACAACAAGCCTAAGCGCACACCTAACCACCCAACCAAGAGCCATGTAGTAGTTGCCCGTGAAGGTGACGAAGTAAAGCTTATCAGGTTTGGTCAGCAAGGTGTCTCAGGCTCTCCTGAAGGTTCAGCACGTAACAAGTCCTTCAAGGCTAGACACGCTAAGAACATCGACAAAGGCCGTATGTCAGCTGCATATTGGGCTGATAAGGTTAAGTGGTAAGAATAACAAGGAAACAAATGGCTACTACTAATAATATGGAAAACAACGATGCACCAGAGTTCGAGGAACCAACAGAGGCTGATAAAGATCTAGTCTCTTTTGTTGTTGGTCAGTGCGACAACTGGCGTGATTGGCGAGATAGCAACTACCTTGAGCTGTGGAACGAATACGAGCGTATCTTCCGTGGTGTGTGGGCCTCTGAGGACAAGACTCGTGACTCAGAGCGTTCACGTATCATCTCCCCTGCCACTCAGCAAGCAGTTGAGACTCGTCACGCTGAGATCATGGAAGCTATCTTCGGTAACGGAGACTTCTTTGACATTGAGGATGACGTAACCGATGTGAACGGTACTGAGCTGGACGTTAACCAGATCAAAGCTCAGTTGATGGATGACTTCAAGAAGGACAAGATCCGTAAGGCTATCGACCAGATCGAGTTGATGGCTGAGATCTACGGTACTGGCATTGGTGAGATCATCGTCAAGCAAGAAAAGGAGTACGTTCCAGCTACTCAGCCTATCCCCGGTGTTGTGGGTCAGGCAGCTATCGGTGTTCAAGAGAAAGACCGTACAGCAGTCAAGATCATGCCTGTCAACCCTAAGAACTTCTTGTTTGACCCCAACGGTACGTCAGTGGATGACTGCTTGGGTGTAGCAGTTGAGAAGTACGTTGGCTTGCACAAGATCGTCAAGGGTATCGAAGACGGTATCTACCGTAAGGTTAACGTTGGCCCTATGTACGACACTGAGGACTTGGAAGTCACTCAGGAAGACACACAGTACCAGACAGACAAAGTTAAGCTGTTGACATATTATGGCTTAGTCCCCCGTGAATACCTCACTGACATGGGTGACACTGAAGAGCTGATGGACTTGTTCCCTGAAGAGAGCGAGGCTGACGAGTACACTGACATGGTGGAAGCTATTGTCGTTATCGTCAACGACTCCACTCTCCTCAAGGCTGAAGAGAATCCTTACATGATGAAGGATCGTCCAGTTGTGTTGTACCAAGACGATACAGTCCCTAACCGTATCCTAGGTCGTGGCACAGTGGAAAAAGCTTACAACATGCAGAAGGCTATCGACGCTCAGATGCGCAGCCACTTGGACTCACTGGCCTTGACCACAGCCCCTATGATCGGTATTGACGCTACCCGTCTGCCCCGTGGTGCTAAGTTCGAGGTCCGTCCCGGTAAGGCTATCCTGACCAACGGTAACCCCAACGAGATCCTACAGCCGTTCAAGTTCGGTCAGACAGACGGTAACAACATGACCACCGCCCAAGCCTTTGAGCGTATGTTGCTTCAGGCTACAGGAACCTTGGATTCTCAAGGCATGGTGTCTCAGGTGTCTCGTGACGCTGGCGGGGCTGGTATGTCGGCTGCTATGGCTTCTATCATCAAGAAGTACAAGCGCACCTTGACCAACTTCCAAGAGGACTTCCTGATCCCGTTCATCAAGAAGGCTGCCTTCCGCTACATGCAGTTCGATCCTGAGCGTTATCCCTCAGTCGACATGAACTTCATGCCTACAGCCACCCTTGGGATCATGGCACGTGAGTACGAACAACAGCAGTTTATCGCTCTGTTGCAGACTTTAGGCCCTGATACCCCTGTTTTGCCTGTGATCTTGAAGGGTATCGTCCAGAATAGCTCCTTGAGCAACAAGAATGAGATGCTGGCTGGTTTGGATCAAATGATGCAGCCTAACCCTGAGCAACAACAGCTCCAAATGACCCAACAAATGCTTGCAATGCAGACGGCACAGGCTCAGTTGGCTCTGTTGCAGGCTCAGACAGCCGAAAGAGCTGCAAATGCCCAACAAACTCAGGTTGAGACTGCAATGATGCCAGAGGAACTGCGAGTTAAGGTGGTTCAAGCAGCTTCTAACAACCTAGACCGAGGTGATGACTTCGGTAAACGCCTCCAGTTGGCTGATCGTGTGCTGAAAGAGAAGGAAATTAACCTTAAAGCAGCAGATATTCAGTCCAATGAGCGCATCGCTGCCCTCCAAATGATGAAAAGATCAGCAAATAGTTAAAAAAAGTCTTGACAAAGTGCTACTTTTGTGATAGAGTAGCGTTATTGTAACTAATACGTTCTCCTAATGGACAAAGAACTACAGAAATTTTATGAAGAAGCGTTCTCTATGATGGCTACCCTAGGGTGGAAGGACTTCATGGAGGACATTCAAAAGGTTAAAACCAATTATAACGACCTGTCAACTGTCGCGGACACACAAGAACTTTATTTCCGTAAAGGACAGCTTGACATCTTGAATTGGCTTTTAGGGCTGAAAAGCTCGTATGAGAAGACTTACGAAGATCTTCAGGCATCGGGGGACATTTAACCATGGCTTTACGATTCTTTGACTTCCTTTGTGAGAATTCCCATAAAACCGAGGCATTAGTTAAGGACGATGTGTACACAACTTCTTGTAAGGTGTGCGGCGCTGAAGCCCAACGAACTGTCTCTGCCCCCATGATGAAGTTAGAAGGCATTACAGGCTCTTTTCCAAGTGCCTATGACGCATGGGAGCGCAAACGGGCTGAAAAGCTCGTACAAGAGAGAAAACAAAACTCATAAGCCACATTATAAGGCCGAGAAGTAGTTTCTATTTTTAAATACTCCTAGAACCGTTATACCCGGCAGGAAAGGAAATTCAATATGTTAGTAGATGATAACGAAGAGTTAGGTACAGGTAGTGAACTGGGCGCTGTAGAAGCACAGCAACAGGTACAACAACAACAGGAACCACAGCAACAACCGTCTTTTGAAGTCCCCGAGAAATACAAGGGTAAGACAGCAGAAGACATCATTAAGATGCACCAAGAGGCTGAAAAGCTCATTGGTAAGCAAGCTCAAGAGGTTGGTGAGGTTCGTAAATTGGCCGATGAACTCCTGAAACAAAGTCTCGCATCGAACAATAAACCTCAACATATTGAACAGCAAGAGCCTGAAATTGACTTCTTTGAAGACCCCAAGAAAGCAATTCAGAAAGAACTGTCAGCTCACCCTGATGTTATCGCAGCTCGTGAAGCAGCTTTAGCATTCAAGAAGATGCAGATTCAGCAGAAGTTGAACTCAGATCACCCTGATTTCACACAAGTAGTACAAGATCCAGAGTTTGTTAACTGGGTAAAATCTTCACCCGTTCGCATGGGCTTGTACGCTAAAGCAGACGCTGAATATGATTATGACAGTGCCAATGAGTTGTTGTCTACATTTAAACAGATCAAGTCTGTAAAAGCAAAAGAGACTAAAGCAGCCGGAGAGGTTGCCCGTCAAAGTGCTTTGAAGAGTGCAGCTGTTGATGTAGGCGGTACAGGAGAGTCATCTAAGAAAGTTTATCGACGGGCTGATCTAATCCGTCTTCGTATGACTGACCCTGCTCGATATGAAGCTCTGTCTGACGACATTATGAGAGCATATCAAGAAGGTCGCGTTAAATAACACTTTATTTTAATAATTATTAGGAGCTTTAAAAATGGCAACTACTTTTGACGGCACCAATGCCGTAACCGTTTCCAACGCTGATGCGTTTATCCCCGAGATTTGGTCTGATGAGATCGTCGCTGCATACAAGAAAAACTTGGTTGCTGCTAACCTCATCAAGAAAATGTCTCACCGTGGCAAGAAGGGTGACACCGTTCACATTCCTAGCCCCACCCGTGGCAATGCTTCGCTCAAGGTTGCAGCTAACGCAGTGACTTTGATCGCTAACACAGACAGCGACATTCCAGTGTCTATCAACAAGCACTACGAATACAGTCGTTTGATCGAAGACATCGTGGCTACTCAAGCATTGAACAGCTTGCGTTCTTTCTACACAGAAGACGCTGGCTACGCTTTGGGTAAGCAAGTTGACTCTGACATCATCAAGTTGGGTCGTACTGTTAACGGTGGTGCTGGTGCTCGTTACGCTGGTGCTTACATCGGTTCTGACGGTACTACTGCCTATGACTACACCACTGACAACCAAGCTGCTTTGACTGATGCCGCTATCCGTCGCACCATTCAGCGTTTGGATGACGTGGATACCCCCATGGACAACCGCTTCTTCATCATTCCTCCTTCAAGCCGTAACACCTTGATGGGTTTGGCTCGTTACACTGAGCAAGCTTTCGTTGGTGAAGCTGGTCAAGGTAACACCATCCGTAACGGTGAAGTTGGTAGCTTGTATGGCGTGGCTGTGTTTGTGTCTAGCAACGCTGATACTCCTACCGATGCTAACGACGGTTCAGGTACAGCTCAACCAGCACGTGTTTGCTTGATGGGTCACCGTGACGCCTTCGTGTTGGTGGAACAAATGGGTGTGCGTTCGCAGACTCAATACCAACAGCAATTCCTCGCTAACTTGTTCACTGCTGATACATTGTACGGCGTGGCTGAGTTGCGTGACGA